GAACGCGGTTCTCTTGATGATGGTTTAATTACCGTCGGCACAAGCACGCTTGATCAGGTGGAAGTCGGTTTCACGCCTACCCGCTCTTACATTGTGCCGTGGGCGAAATCCGTAACATGGACTAAACCGGAGCTTGAGCAAGGTCAATTATTGGGCTTGGCGCTGAACACTGCGAAAATCATGGCGTTAAACAAAAACGCGCAACAAACTTTGCAAAAAGTCGCGTTCTTGGGTCATGCCAAAGATTCCCGTTTAACCGGTTTGCTGAACAACAAATCCGTGGAAGTTTATGCGATCAAAGGTGCTGCGCAAAACACCAAAGTTCAGGCGATGGATTTTGATAAAGCGGTAGCATTCTTTAAGGAAATTTTCCTGCAAGGTATGGAAAAGACTAAACGCATTGAAGCGCCGAACACCTTTGCGATTGATTCTCTTGATTTAGCGCACTTAGCGTTAACGCAACGCAATAATACTGACACAACCGCATTAGAGTTCTTAACTAAGAGCTTGTCTGCGGCTGCGGGTCGTGAAGTGGCAATTAAAGCCTTGCCATCAAACTTTGGTACTCGTGTCACAAGCGGCAAAACTCGTGCAATGGTTTATGTGAACAGCAAAGAGCACGTTATCTTTGATGTACCAATGTCGCCAACTGTGTTAGCTGCTCAACAAAAAGGCTTATTAGCTTATGAGTCTGGCTTACGCATGGCATTTGGTGGCGTAACCTTTATGGAGCCAGATTCTGCACTCTACGTAGATTACTAGGGAGTCATTATGCCAACATTTGATACGGATGTATTCCTTGAGCGTTATCCTGAATTTAAAGAGGTCGATTATGAAAAAATCGACCTTTTTTTATCGGATGCAGAAATGGAAGTAAGCCAATCTCGTTGGGGAAAACTCTACCAACGTGGCGTGTTGGCATTAACAGCTCATCTATTACGTTTGTCGCTTTGGACAACCGAAGGTGGCGGCGGAGCAAATCGGAATCTCGCCAGTGAAAGTGCTGGCGAGTTATCGGTTAGCTATGCTGTACCAACATTAACAGGCTCCGATGCGGATTATCAATTAACAGCGTATGGGCAAGAGTATTTGCGACTACGTAAATTGGTTGGCATTGGTGTAATGGTGGCGTAAATGACGGTGCAAATCACGGGGAATTTAGCGCAAGCAAAAGCGTTAATTGAGCGATTGAGGGCTGATAAAGACAAAGCGGTTTATGTTGGATTTCCTGCTGAGTTTGATAAGCCAGTCGAGGGGGCTGAGAATTTTAATCTTGCCTCTTTGGCGGCGGTGCTGGAGCTTGGCAATGAACATATTAAACCGCGTCCTTTTTTACGCCAAACACTCTCAGAAAACCAAGAGAAATACACCGCACTTTTTGTTCAGTATTTTCAGGAAGGGATGGACATTGCGCAAATTTATAAAGAGTTAGCGATTAAGGCTGAAGGTGATGTCCAGCTTAATATAGCAAGTGGTAAATGGATTAAAAATGCAGATTCAACAAAAATAGCATGGAAACTTAAGGATGTTAAAGATCCTAAACGCAGGAAAAAACTTAGAGCAACATTAGATCCAAGTAGCATTAAGAAAAAGCCGCTTATATGGAGTGGGCACTTGCGTGGTTCTGTAAAAGGTATCGTTAAATGAGTTTAATCAACCAATATCCTCGCTTTCTGAATAGCAAATTTCGCCAAATTGTCACCGTAAAACATCTGCAAGGTGAGCATTCGCCTGATGGGTTTGGGGCGAGTTATACCGATGAAAGCATGACTGCCATTGTTATGCCGACCTCTCCTAATGATGTGTTGTTATTGCCAGAAGGTGAGCGCTTTATCCCCTCAATAAAAATCTACACCATTAAGCCGTTAAAAATAGGTGATTTGGTTATTTATGAGGGGGAAACCTACAAAATAAAAACCGTAGCAAATTGGGGAAAATATGGATACCACAACAATATCGGCGTTAGACACAGCCAAACTGCGAAAGTGGATTCAACAGGCTTTACAGTTACCTAATGGTGCCGTTATTGGTGGCTGGCTCCCTGAAAATCCTTTGCCTGCTTTTATTACCGTTGATTTGATGACAAGTAATGAAATCGGGCAGGCCACGAGAGAATTTGACGGTAAGCGTGAGCGTATCACTCAGTCAATGCAAAGCACCGTTAGCCTCTCTTGTTTCGGTCGAAATTCCCTTGCGCAGTGTTACAAGCTAAAAGCCATTTTCCAAAGTTCAGCGTTTCTTTCCTTTCTCAAATCAAACCACTGGGGTGTGATTCGCTTTTCAGATGTTCGTAATTTAACGGCTACCGTTGGCGCGGATTATGAAGAGCGAGGGCAGTTTGATGTTGTATTTAGCCATCATCATATTGTTGATACACCTTTAGATCCAATAGAAAGCGTTGAGCAACGCACAAACCATATAATCCAACAAATAGGAGGATAGCCTTATGGCATTATCTATCTCGCAGATTGTCAATGTGCAGTTAAATACTGTACCAAAATCTGCCGCGCGTAAATCATTCGGTATCGTGGCATTGTTTACGCCTGAAGCAGGGCAAGCATTTGCTGATGCGACTACGCGTTATGTTTATGTCGAAACTCAACGTGATGTAGAGCAGTTATTCGGCACAAATTCAGAAACAGCAAAAGCATCACAGCCGTTTTTTGCTCAAAGTCCTCGTGCGAAACAATTAATTATTGCACGCTGGCAAAAAGAACCGGCAACCATTAATGCAACCAAGAACACATTAAATGGGGCAACCTTGTCGGATGATTTAGGGCGTTTTAAAGCGGTTGTAAATGGCCAGTTTTCATTAACCATTGGCACTGAAACCAAGAAAGTGAGTGGACTATCTTTTGCAGATGCATCAGATTTCAATGCCGTTGCAACCAAAATTCAAGCGAAATTGACCGCACTTCCCTCATCTTTGTCTATTTCTTACGATAATGTAGGGCAACGTTTTATTATCACGGCTAACAACGCAGGAGAAGATAAAACGACCGAAATCCATTATGCCTTTAATGGCGGCGGTGATGGTGAGTATATTGGCTCATTGCTTAAGTTAGAAGACGGTCAAGCAAGCCGAAAAGTAGGAAAAGCATCAATTTCCTTGAAAAAAGAAACTGTTGCAGAGGCATTATTTAAAGTCGCTGAAGTGAATAATGCATGGTATGGCTTTACCTTTGCCGCACAGCTTACTGATAGTGAAGTAGAATCTGCCGCAAAATACGCGCAGGCTAATACCAAAATGTTTGGTGCGAATGTTATTCGTGTTGAACAGCTTGAATGGTCTGCTGATAACGTCTATAAGAAGTTATATGATGCAGGCTTAGATCACACATTAGCAATGTTCGATAAAAACGATATGTACCCGGCATCTTCCGCATTGGCTCGTTTATTATCAACAAACTTTGCGGCAAATAACTCGACCTTGACGCTTAAATTTAAACAACAACCGACTATTACTGCTGATGAAATTACGGCAACGGAGTTCTCCAAAGCAAAACGCTTAGGCATTAACGTGTACACCTATTTTGATGATGTAGCGATGATTGCTGAAGGTACGGTGATGGGCGGTAAATTTGCGGATGAAATCGTAATTTTGGATTGGTTTGTTGATGCGGTGCAAAAAGAAGTGTTCGCCCGCCTTTACAAATCACCGACCAAAATTCCGCTTACTGACAAAGGTCAGGCAGTGTTAATTGCAGCGGTTGAGAAAGTTTGCTTAGAGGGTGTAAACAATGGCGCTTTCGCACCAGGACAATGGACTGGTGATAGCTTTGGTAACTTGACGACAGGTGATTATCTTGAGAAAGGTTACTATGTATGGGCGGCACCAATGGATACACTATCGGATAGTGACCGTGAGCAACGCCGTGCAACACCCATTCAAACGGCAGTGAAATTAGCCGGCGCAATTCATTCTAGCGATGTGATTGTGAACTATAACCGATAGTATCAAAAAGCGAAAAGCCAAGAGCGACAACCCTTGGCTTTTCTTTTACCCCTTATCCATACTAAGGAATAAATTTTGATTAAGTATACACCAAAATATCAAGTTAAGGTAGGTGGCAAATATCGCAGCAATTAGCGTATTGTTGTTTGGCTTATCTTTCGTATTAAAAGTCTTTTTATGAGGAATAACTATGGCAGTTTTCGATCCAAAACAAGTTGTCGTGTTATTAGACGGCAAAGAAATTAGTGACTGGGCGGACGGCTCAGATGTGATTAATGCGACCAACCAAGTTGATGCTGGGCAAATGGTTATTGGTGCAAATGGCACAGGCGTATTTATCGCAAACCCTGACCAATCAGGCAAATTAACCCTGAAAATTAAACAGCATTCCGAGGATAACGCCTATTTATCGAAGTTGTTTAATCAACAAAAAACCAGTATTAAAACCTACTTGCCGATTACGCTCGCTATCCGTGACTTAATCAATGATGATGTTGTCACAGCAAGTAAAGGGTATTTCACCACGCCAGCGCCTTACGTGCGTGGAAATGGACACAATGCGACAACATGGACGATTGTGTTTGAGAAAATGACGATGAATCTTGAAAAAGGTGTCCAATAATGGAAAGTAAACAAATCAATATTGAAAATGTCACCTATACGATGACGCCAGCTAATGCGATGACAGCATGGACTGCACTCAAAAATGCAATGAAATTATTGCAATCAGTCGATTTATCATCATTAGGTAACAATAAAAAGCTCGGTGCAAGCGTATTAACGACTGTATTGGCGAATTTAGGCGACCCAAGCATTAAAGAGCTTGAGGATATTGTGCTTAAACACACCTCATGCGAGCAAGATGGCAAACTATACCGCCTGTCTGAACGCTTTGATAGTCATTTTAACCAACACCGCGGGCATTTAATCCCAATATTAAAAGAAGGGTTGGTGTATCAATTTGCTGATTTTTTTATCGGTGGGGGCGGATTGCTGAGCAATATTCAAGCCAATCTAAAAGTGAAGAAATAAGCCAGTCAGACAGCAAAGTTGACTGGTTTATTTTTACGCCCATTGTGAAAAACTTTTGTTCACTACACGAATTAAGGTCGGTTTACTCGTTATCCGACCTTTTGTCTTTTCATGAAGTCATTGTTGAATTAAATCAAATGGAGCAACGCAATGCTACTCGATGAACTACTGATTAAAATCGGCATTGATGCGGATAGTCAAGCGATGCAACAGTTTGAGCAATTCCTCAATGCAATTGGAGCAGGCACTGAAGACGCAGCAGAAAGTTTAGGTGCCTTTGGCCAAGTACTGGAAGAGGCAATGAATGAGGCGACTGAACAAGTCAAGGATATGCCTGAGTTTAGAGAGTTTTTTGCATCGCTTGAAAAACTGCAAACTGAAACAGAAAACCTTTCTGAAGATGAAGCATTAGATGTGTGGGTGCAGAAACTCATTGAGGGTGATGAGTTGCTTTCCGCTTTCGGCGAAGGCTTTATCGAAAATCGCGATGAGCGTGAACAGACTTTA